CTAAATTTATAGTAGAATTATTATAATAAACTTTTAAATTAATATCTGATACATTAATAATTACATTACTCCATATTTTATTATCAGTTACATTTGTATTTTTTATTGTACTTTTAAAATATATAGACAATGGAACATCAAATCCGAAAGTATTTCTATATTCATCATTATTATTTGTAATATTCAATGAAAATAAAGAACTTTCTACGCCATTATTAAATTCAATATTTTTATTTATAATATATCTATATTTTGTATTATTTTCTTCATTTATTAATCCATACGAATTTACATTTGTAGAATAATTATATAATGGTATAGTTACATCTCTAAACAAATTTATTATTGGACCAGGTACATCAGAAGAAGATGTTGGCGTTGGTATCATATCTGTGTTACATTCTGGAATATTACCTCTTATAATATTATAGGTAATATTTCCACTTATATTATCCACGATTCTTTCATAAGTATCAGGATATTCAACTACTATATCATTATAAATTGGTGTTGAACTATATTTTGATGATGAATTTACACTAATAATATTTCCGTTACTGTTAATAGCATACGCATCTGAACCTATAGTAGATGGTGTATAGCGAACTTCGGTAATAGTTATATTATTATATTGTTTTGGTTGATTTTTTCCACTGACTAATAAAGACCATTTTTCAGATTTTGTATATTTATTCGTTTTAGTATTTGTTTTATTAGCACTATATTGTAATATTTCCGCTTTTCTACGCATGTCTAATTTTGAAGGAGTTATATAAGTATTTCCAGAATATGGACTTATCGGATTATAACGCATTGGTGGAACATTAAATAATAATTGTTTTCTTCTTTGTTGACAAATACTATCTAAATTCAAATCAGTTGTAGACATTGAAAAATAATATACATATTATAAGCATATTATTTATAGAAATAAGTATAATTATATCTTTGAAGCGTACCAAAGATTAGATAAGTAAGAATAATTACCTTTAGTAGTTTGGTCAGCTGTTAATAATGAAGTACTAGTATTTGGTCCACTAGATACAATAGAATTTATTTCAAAAATATTCAAAGCTCGTGAAAAGTATCTTAAATCCGCTAATTTTCCAGAAAATCCGCCATTTTGACAAACAAATATATCATCGTAATTTTGTTTTGGAACATATTGTAATACAATACGTTTGAAAATTATTCCGTTTATATAAACATCAAAAGTAGTATTTTGTAATCTTAAAATTACATTTACCCATTTTTTAATTGGAATATTACTAACATCTACTACTTCATTTACTTTATCTGATGAAACAGTGTTCATAATTATATGAAATGTATTATTAGATGGCGTTAAATACAATCCAGGTGCGTTATTAACCGAAGCAATATTAGTACCTTCATTGAATAAATTATCACCCTTACTAAATATGTGTTGATATTTTGTAGGACTTGAACCTAAATCATTCATATATAACCATACAGACCAACTAAACTCCATTCCAGTTGATTGATTATTTGATTTTAATATTGGAATTGATTTTGAATCATTTGGATTTTGAGGAATTCTTACTGGATAAGAACCATCAATAATACCTTTTACTACATATGGATTATTAGAAGGTAATATAAAATAACCAATCAATGAAATTCCTAAACTTAATAAAAACATAAATATTATTACAATTAATATTAAAAAAGCGAATTTTGCTATAATAGAATTGGAAGATGAAAAAGAGCTTGTAGCACCATTTTGATTAGAGAATTGGTCTAGTGAGCTATTAACGTTATTTTTTATATTTGAAAAGAAACCAGTTACGCTGTTTACAATATTGTTAGCACCTTGTGAAACATTATTTGTAGCATTATTTATTGCGTTTGTATCCATTATAATAATTATATATTATAGAAACATATAACTATTTATTTAAAATAATTTTATATTAGAAAATAAGATATTATCTTTCATAAAATTCAAATTAGCACCGTAAGAACCAACGCTAAATAAACCGCCACTTATACCATTACCTTTATTGTAATTATTCCATGCTGTTTGTGGGTCCATAGGAGTTATAGTCCTTGAAAAATTTGCTAAAATAGCGTCAAATTTACCTAACACAATTGGGGAAGCAGCTGAATCGCCAGGTTGTCTTGTGTCACTTGATAATTTTTGTGATTTTACTAATTTACCGTTAATATAGCAATCTACAATTCTACCATCTACACTAACGATAACATAAACCCATTTTTGTAATGGGAAATTATCTGTTATAATTACAGTTTCAACCCCACTGGTTTTAACAATATCGCATTTTAAAGTAGGAGTACTTGTATCTAAATATAGTTTAATATTATTAGCGCGAGTAAAAATTATTTTTTCTTTACTATTATCCCAAGAATTTACATATAACCAAAGTCCATAAGAATAATTTAAATTAGCAGGTTTATCAATAGTAGTAATGTTTGGTATTGATGTATTCAAGTCAGCAGATTTTGTCATAACTGTTGTCGCACCAATATAATTAACATACAAATAATAAATTAAAAATACAATGATTATTCCTAAAATAATAACAGTATAATCCATTATAATATATATTATTATAATAGTTTATTTTTTTTTATTTTATAATTATTTAATCCATTTTGTAAAATTATTCCATTGTCGGTGGATTTTTCAACATCAAAAAATTATAACTACTCGCAATTTGATTTTTATTAAGAGGTTCATTATAATACATAATATTACATATAGCGCCATCTAAACCATTATTACTTCCCAATTTTATTGTTCCTGTATTTGTAAAATCTAATGGCTCAGATAAAGTAAATGTTTTTTCTAAATTACTATTAATAAAAATATCTACAATCGTTGTGTTACAATTGATTACAATATTATTCCATTTTTGCCCTTTGTTCTGAATACTATGTTTAATATCACCAAAATAAAATATTAATTTATCTTTTTCATTAATATTATCATTATTATTAATATATGTTATTTTTGGCTTACTATTATCTATATCAATAATATTCGTTTCTTTAGCATATGAATTAAAACTATTGGATTGTGGATTTATATAAACCCACATTGATATCGCAAAATTTTGTCTATATATTGACGGGTCATCTTTTGACTTTTTTGGTAATGTTATTATAGTGTCGTTTGGTAATATATATTCTTTATCTAAAAATCTACTATCTTTTAATATAACAACCCCTTTTTTTACAGTTATTTTATTTAATAATTTTGGTAAATATAAATAGCCTAATAATAATAGTAATTCCAATATAAATAAAATATAGACATTATTTGCTGTTATTTTCAATTCATTTTTAATATATTGTAAAAAATCTATGAATAAACATGGTATAAAAAATACAAGCCGAGCAAAAAATCCAGGCCAACCAGTCATACTTCTAAAATAGTGTATAAACATCAAAAATATCATTGCTAAACCAATTATTAGTATTAATGCTAATAATATAATAAATATGTATTGCGTAAATAATACTTGCTTTGGTGTTACTTTCATTGAAACATAAATCATTGAATTAATAAAAATAAACAATGATATAAAAATAATAATTAATGATTTTTCTTTTGATGATTTTACAACTTCACTAGTTTTGTCTATTACATTACTTATATTTGTTAACTGTGGTTTTAAATAATAAAATAATAGAACAATAGGAATTAATAAAATAAATATATATAAGAATATTTCTAATGAGAATTTTATTTTATTTTGTGAATAATAAAAAAATAATATGGTTAATATAATTATTAATGTAAATGTTAGTAAATAAATTAAAAAATTATTTCTCAATGGTTTAAGATTATCATCTGGATTAATAATCCAATTTTTAAAATCATTGAATATCTCTTTCGGTGCTGAAAAAGAAAAAATATTTAAAAAGTACAATAAATTTTCTTTATTGTATTGATAAACAAACCCAATACCTATTAATATTATTATTATTATAGTTACAATTATAAATGGTAGTATTTCCTTTAATTTTTCTTTGTATTTTTCTTTTAAATGTTCTTTTAATCCTTCATTTTTATGTTCACTCATAATATTATATATATTGTTATATATAAAAAATATATATATTTATAAATTCTCAATAGTAGTTTTCTTTCCGTGACAATCACGACATAATGCTACTAAATTACTAACTTCATTAGAACCACCATATTCTAACCTTACTTTATGGTCTACTTCATACCAAGCAGTTAATTGTTTGCTACAATCACCACATTTCCAATTTTGGTTTGATGCTACAAATTTCTTCTTCGTTTCACTAACAGAACGTTTTGTAGGCTGTTTACCTGAGCGTAATATTCTGTTTTCAGCTGCTTGTTGTCTCATTGGTATTACTGGATAATTATAACCAGAATTTCCACTTCCTCTCCATAATTGGTCATTTAATATATTTTGTTTTGTAGTGAAATCCAATATAGGCGATAAAATACTGGATGCGTTTTTATCAACTGGTAAGTATTTTACATAATCATTGGATGCTGAAAGCATTTTTTGTGCTTGTAAAGGATTTTTTTTCATTAACCAATAAATCATTAGAGCACATATTGCGACACCGGCCATTTGATAATATTTTTTCCATGTTAATGCTTGTTTAAAATATTTACCTTCTGTATAAATATTAGCCATTATTAATCCTGTTATTATTATTAATATTATTTCAAACCTCATCTATAATATATTTATATTTTATTGATAGAATAAATTATTTTTCGTAAAAAACATAAATTAAAAACACACAAATCAAAATAATAGTAATATGAATATAATGCTTGCGCAAGTTAATTTTATCAGATAAATAAATCGGTTTTGGTTTATAAAGTTCTTTGTATTTTTCTAAACCCATTTGTAATGAAAATTCTTGATTACCTAAGAGATGATTAAATTTATTATGTATAAAATGAACCCATCTTATGAAAGAATCTTTATTATCTAAATAAGGTGTAACAGGGTATTTATCTAACATATTACTAAATTTATTCCCCATTTCTGCTACAGGAATAAACAACGGCATATTTTGTATTAAATCATAATATTTTCGTTTTGTTATTTCATTTGGATGGTCGGGATAAGAATGTGCTACTGTATGTAAAAAGAACCAATAATGAGGTCCCCAAACAGATGGGTCAAATAGCATTCTAATATAATTATATAAAGACTATGGATTATAATAATGTAATATAATCGTATTTCAAAAATGAATGATAATTATTGTAATAATTGTGGTAAACAAGGGCATTTGTATCATCAATGTAAAATGCCCATTACAAGTATTGGTATAATTATGTTTCGTTACAACAAACAAAAAATGATTGAATATTTAATGATACGGCGTAAAGATACTTTAGGATTTATTGATTTTATGCGTGGTAAATATTCATTATACAATAAAGATTATTTAATTAATATGTTTAAACAGATGACGACTTTTGAAAAAGAGAAAATCAAAAATATGGATTTTGATGAATTATGGAAAGATATATGGAAAACTGAGAACATTTCTAATCAATACAAAGTAGAAGAAGTTATATCAAAAGAAAAATTCAATTCATTGAAAAATGGCATATCAAACAAACATATATTTTATAATATTGAAACGATTATTGAAGAATCAAATGATGAAATTTGGGAAGAACCAGAATGGGGCTTTCCGAAAGGTCGTAGAAATTATATGGAAAAAGATTATGATTGTGCTATACGCGAGTTTATTGAAGAGACTGGTTTTAATATTGCAAAATTAAAAAATATACAAAATATTTTACCGTTTGAAGAAATATTTACTGGTTCAAATTATAAATCATACAAGCACAAGTATTTTGTTTCTTATATTAATTATGATGAAACAATGCCTATGGATAAATTTGAGATAACAGAAGTTAGTAAAATGGAATGGAATAATTACGAACAATGTTTGGATAAAATACGACCTTATAATTTAGAAAAAAAAAGATTAATTACAAATGTTCATAATACATTATCCAATTATAAGTTAGTGATTTATTAGGAAAATATTTTATAATAGTTCAAAAATAAAAATATATATCTATATTTTAAATAGGTATATATTTAATTATGTCTGAAAAAAGAAAAAAGTGTGAAGTTGGAAAAAGATGGAATCCTAGAACTAAAAAATGTGAACCAAAAAAAGATAAAAATGAAAAACATAATAATACAAGACGCAAACCAAGATTAAATATTATTGAACAAATCACTGATTTTCAACCTTTAAATATTAATGTAAATGAACCTGACCCTTTATTAAATACCATTACACAACCGATTAAACAATTATTGAATATAGTTGAAGATAATGCCGCACCAAAAAATTCTATAATTAGGCCTACTAATAAAACTACTTTAATTAATAATAGATTAATTTATAATATTAATGATGAATTTGTTGAAAATACTGGTAATGTGGTATCTCTGAATAAATTGAAACCATATTGGGTAGATATTTGGGGAAAGGATATAATAATAGATGATGATTTGATTAATTTATCTGGTCCAAAATTACGCTCTATATGGGGTCCATTAGTAGGTAAACCTTCAACTGTAAATGGAAGTAATCCATTTGTTAATATTAAATTGTTACAAATTGAGATTACCCGATTACGACATTTACAAAGTAATTTAATGCCTTCAATGAAACTTGTGAAAAGTCCTAGCATTGAACCTGAAAGAGAACCTGTGAAAAGTCCTAGTATTGAACCTGAAAGAGAACCTGTGAAAAGTCCTAGCATTGAACCTGAAAGAGAACCTGTGAAAAGTCCTAGTATTGAACCTGAAAGAGAACCTGTTAAAAGTCCTACTCCTGAAGAAATAGTTAAAGAACCAAAAGAAAATAAAAAAGATTATGAAATTGAGCCAACTATTGAAATACAACAAGAAATGACTAATTCAGAATTATTACAACACGAAAAAGAAGAATATGATACAATGAAAAATAATAAAGAATATGATTTTTTATATCCCCATTTAAATGACCCTAATTTTAATATAAAAATAGCAACTCGCAAAGAATTCAATGATACAAAATACGATGGTAAAATACGTGATATTAAAACATATTCAAACAAATTATGTAAATCTGATTTTGAATTATCACCCCATCAATTATTCGTAAAAAACTTTTTATCATTAAATACACCATATAATAGTTTATTATTATACAACGGATTAGGTACTGGTAAGACATGCAGTTCTATTGGAATAGCTGAAGAAATGCGCTCTTATATGAAACAAGTTGGTATTACACAACGTATTATAGTAATTGCTTCACCTAATGTACAAAGTAATTTCAAAACACAATTATTTGATGAAACCAAATTGAAATCAGATAATGGATTATGGAATTTAAATACTTGTATTGGTTCTTCATTATTAAAAGAAATAAACCCAACGAATTTGACTGATATTCCAAAAGAAAAAATAATCAATCAAATCAATGCTATTATTAATAATTACTATGTATTTATGGGTTATACAGAATTTGCAAATTATATTCAAAAGAAAACTTCGGTGGGCGAAGGATTAGGATATTCAGCGAGCGAAATTAAAAAAATAGAAACAAATAGAATAAAAAAAATCTTTAATAATCGCTTAATTATAATAGATGAAGTCCATAATATTCGTAATACAGATGAAAATAAAAATAAACGAATTGGTGAATTATTAATGAAAGTAGCAATAAATAGCGAAAATTTACGTTTATTATTATTATCAGCAACACCAATGTATAATAGTTACAAGGAAATTATTTGGTTGGTAAATTTAATGAACGCAAATGATAAACGAGCAACTATAAAAGAAGAACAGATATTTGATAAAAAAGGCCATTTTTTGAAAGAAAGAGTTACAGAAGATGGAAAAGTCATTGAAGGAGGTAGAGAACTTTTGGAAAGAAAATTAATTGGATATGTTTGCTATGTTCGTGGTGAAAACCCATATACATTTCCTTATCGTATTTATCCTGACGATTTTTCACCAGAAAAGACATTCAGCCAAATTGAATACCCAAAATTTCAAATGAATGAAAAAGAAATTGAAAATCCTTTACAACATATTCCTGTATATAATACATCCATAGGTGAATATCAACAAAAAGGTTATGAATTTATTATGAATAATTTACGTAATAAATCGGTAGTTAGAACAGATAAATATGGAAAACAAACTTTAATGCCTAATTTTGAGAACTTGGATTCTTTTGGTTATACATTATTACAAGTTCCATTAGAAGCATTAAATATTGTTTATCCAAGTTCTCGCTTTGATGAAATAAATATAAACGAAACGCCAAATCCAGATTTGAATGATGAAGACAATTCAAATATAATAGAACAAATGGTAGGTCATAAAGGTTTATCTAATGTAATGAATTATGTTGTAACCACTGTTCCACATCCTATGAAATATAATTTTGAATATAAACCAGAAATATTAAATAACTATGGTCGTATTTTTCATAGTGATAATATTGGAAAATATAGTAACAAAATATCTAATATATGTAATATAGTAAAAAATTCAAAAGGCATTATCATTATTTATTCACAATACATTGATGGTGGCGTTGTCCCCATTGCGTTAGCATTAGAAGAAATGGGGTTTACGCGGTATGGTTCTCCATCTTATACAAAACCATTGTTTAAAAAACCATTGTCTGAACCATTGGACTCTCTAACAATGAAACCTAAAAGCGAAGTTACTGAAAAATTCAGACAAGCAAAATATGTAATGATAACAGGTGACCGTAATTTTTCTCCAACCAATTCGGCTGATATTAAATACGTTACAAAACCTGAAAATAAAAATGGTGAATTTGTAAAAGTAATTATCATATCCAAGGCGGGTTCCGAGGGATTAGATTTTAAAAATATTAGACAAACACATATATTAGAACCTTGGTATAATATGAATCGTATTGAACAAATAGTAGGGCGTAGTGTTAGAAATTTAAGTCATTGTCAATTACCATTTGAAGAAAGAAATGTAGAAATATATTTACATACAACATTACCAATAAATGGCGAAGAACCTGCTGATTTATATGTTTATAGATTAGCTGAGAAAAAGGCCAAACAAATTGGTAAAATTACAAGAATATTAAAACAAAATGCGGTGGATTGTTTGTTGAATATTGGACAAACTAATTTTACAATTGATAAATTAAATAGTATTGTTGAGAACCAGAATATAGAATTATCTTTATCCAGTGGTAAAACAATCCAATTTAAAATTGGAGATAGACCTTTTACTGATATTTGTGATTATATGGATAATTGCGATTATACATGTTCTCCAAACAAACAAATAAATGATCATGAAATATTATCACATACCTATAATAATGATTTTGTAAAAACGAATTATCAACGAATTTTGAAGAGAATAAAACAATTATTTAAAGACCAGATTTTTTATAAAAAGGACCATTTAATTAATTCCATTAATATTATGAAACCATATCCAATAGAACAAATATATTATACATTAACACAATTGATTGATAATAAGAATGAATATTTAATAGATAAATACGGTAGATTAGGTACTCTTATCAACAAAGATGACTATTATGTATTTCAACCGATTGAAATTACAGATGAAAATGCTTCTATATTTGAGAGAACCTATCCAATTGATTATAAAAATGAAAGTATGTTATTAGAAATACAGAAAAAACAAGTACAACAAGAAGAATTACAAGAAGAAGATAATATTATTAAAACATATGAATCCATAATGGAAGAAATAAAGGAAATCATAAAAATTATAAGTAATAGTAAGATAGAATTAGAAAATGGTGATAATGATTGGTATAAACATGCCAGTAAAGTAATTAATTTATTAAATATAAATCATAGTATTGAACAAGATAAAAGTGTTGAATTTGTTTTATACCATTATTTAGATACATTACTAATAAGAGAACAATTATTATTAATAAATCAAGTATATTCAGGCAATTTTGATTTAAACATTCCAATTCATAATATAATAAAAAAATATTTTGACGATAAATTATTAGAAATTGGAAATTCAAGAGCAATACTATTAGCTTATAAAGATAAAACAAAAATGTATATTCAATCTAATGAATTATTAACATTATGGAATGAAACTGAAAAACAGAGTGATAAAGAGCGTTTCCAACAAGCGAGAATGAATAAATTTTTAATACCTGGCAATACTTTTAATCATTACATTGGATTTATGCAATTATTTAGAGATACTGGTGAAATTACATTCAAAATAAAAGATATGAAACAAAAAAGAAATAACAAAGGTTCTCGTATTGATAGATTACGAAAAAATGAAATAATCGCTTTTTTTAATCAATTATTAGGTTCTCAACAATACAATAATGAAAATACAGAAGAAATATTAAAAGTCAGTTTTTGTGTAATGGTTGAAATTGTAATAAGATATTATAACGAAATTAAGAAAAATGGTAAAGTATGGTTTTTAAATACAGAACGAGCAATTATTAATAATATTTCTGAATGTAAAATTAACACCAAAGGAGAATTTGAATGTTCAAGATAAAAAATTGAAATTAAAAATATATAAATATAATTTTATACTATTATATTAGTAATATTATAAAATGACTGATACGATTTCATTAAAACAGCGAAAAGGAAAACAAGGTAGTGAGGTTTATGGCGTATATATAAAATCAATGTTAACAATGAAAGTGTCGTTATCTATAACAGAAGTTGGGAAAAATATAAAACAAAATTTGGAAAAAACAATTTCTAGTAAAACAGAAGGGAAATGTATTGCGGAAGGGTTTATTCGTCGGAATTCGGTAAAAGTTATCAGTTATTCAAGCGGTAATATAAATGGTGATATAATAGAATTTCAAACTCTATTTGAATGTATGATTTGTCATCCAGTGGAAGGAATGTTGATAGAATGTAATACAAAAACAATTACAAAGGCTGGTATTCATGCCGAAGTTACAGATAAAGATGGCACAGTTCCAGTAACAATATTTATAGCACGCGACCATCATTTTAATGATAAACGATTTAATAATATAAAAGAAAATATGAAAGTTACTATTCAGGTTATTGGTATTCGTTATGAATTAAATGACCCATATATATGTGTTATTGGTAAATTAACGGATGACCAAAAAGATAATAGATATAATAGTGAAAAATCAAAAAAACCTAATATTCGCATTGGTGGTGATATAGAAGACGGCAATATTGATTATGAATTTGGGGATGATGACGAAGATGAAGAGTAATCTATCCTATTTGTATAGTTTCATCAAATATTTTAAAAACATCTTTATCGTGAGTAATTATTATAATACTTTTTTTATATTTTTTAAAATCCTTTATTAATTGTATAATTTCACTTTTTAATGCTATATCCAAAGCATTGGTAGGCTCATCTAAAATAATGACTGGTGAAGGCATAATTAAACCACCTATCAAATTCACTACTTGTCGCTGTCCGCCTGATAAATTTTCACCGAATAACCCAGCAGTTTTTTTATGAATATCAATGTTTTTATACAATTCTTTTATTTTGGGATATTTCATGATTATATGTAAATATTTGTTACATATATCCAAGTCATAACAACCATATAATATGTTTTCAATTATTTTACGGTCAAATAATTTGGAATTTTGGTTTACATAGGTTATATTATTACGAATATAATTACCATCAATATTTTCAATATTTTGGTCATCTATATATATACTACCCTGGTTTGGTTTATACATTTTTATAATTAATTTGGCGAATGTAGATTTTCCATTACCAGAAAGACCAATTATACCAATTATTTTATCATCAATAACAATTGTTTTATTAAAATTATTTAATACATTGGAGAACCCATTTTTATATTTGAAAGATACGTTCTCAAATGTTATTTTTTTAAATTCCAAAGGAGTAGAAGTATAATTTTTATTCATCAAATCAGTATAATCTTCCGACATATTTTTGAAATGTTTTATCACTGAATCTGAACGACCTAAAAATTCAATAAAATCAGGTATTTGTTGTATCATAGTAAGCGACCTATCACGATATAGTAATAAAATTGTGAAAAATGTTATAAAAATAGTAAGACTGATTTTTTTATCAATAATCATTTTAATTAAATACCATATACAAGTTATTATAATAATAAATACAATGACATTCATAATAATACTATGATAATTTGTGTTTGAATAAAACTTAAAAGCAGTATTAATGGTATTATTGGTTTTATAAGAATAAATATTAATTTCATTATCAGTTTGACCTCTATAAATAATTTTATCAATATTATTCAAAATTTCTACCAAATACGCTTCATTATCAGTTACATATTTTTCATATTCTTCATTATGTTCTATCATACCATTCCAATTGAAAAATAAATATAGTATTAAAAATATATTACCAATAATAAAAATGAGACCAAATATAATATTATTATATAAGAAATATATGGCAATTATAATTAAAAAACTAACATTGGGTAATAAATAGGTTATAATATCATTGAAAACCATAAAACATACAGAAGATATGCGATTGATAGGTGAATTTAATTTTGTGAAATTCATTTCACTGAAGTTCTCATTATTCACTAATAAAAGCATCTTTACTAATTGATGTCGCATCCATTGCCGTAATTTTGTTAATAATTTGTTTTGAAAATATTTATAGAAATTATACAAAAATATAAATATAATAGAGACAAATATAAAGTATTTGAAAAATTCGTTTGCTTTTGTATGTTCTTTTTTTTGTATAGAATCAATAATCGTAGCAGATATATAGGAAATACCATTTGTTTGAAAAATATTTATTACAAAACTGGTGAGAACCATTAATAATGTATTTAATCTTTCTTCTTGAAAAAATTTGTTCAATAAAAAATATACTATATTCATTAATATATAGAATATTTTATTGTTTGCTAAAAAATATTAGCATAATAGCTTTGTAAATTACAATAGTAATTACAATTATTACAAATATAAAATTATTTTGAAAAATGAATAGTTACTTTACAAATTTTATTATTATCAAAATATTGTATTTGTATAGGTAAATATTTAGTTTGACTATGGATTAAACTATGGTTTTCAATAAAAACCTTGGTTTCTTCTACAGGAAAAGGGTTTTTTTCTTTTTCTACATAAGGTGTACTACATTTACTTTCACATTCTACTAAAGGATTGCATGGTTTTGGTAGATATAAAATATTGTTAGTGCGGTGATGACATAATCGTTTGAGAATTGGTCTGAACATATAATATATATAAATATTATATTTTCATATTATTTACAATATTGAATACAAATATTATAATTGTAACTATTGTAAAATTATATTGTAATTGTTTCATCAAATAAAGGGTAAACTTCTTTATCGTGTGTTATAATAATAATACATTGTTTGTATTTTTTAAAATCATAAATAAGTTGTAACAATTCACGCTTAAGTTCTCCATCTAAAGCGTTTGTTGGTTCATCCAATATCAATATTTTACAAGGATTTATTAAACCACTAATAATATTAATAATTTGTCGTTGACCACCAGATAAATGTTCTCCACCTAGACCCGCATTCTTATTATGAATATCTATTTTTTTAAACATTTCTTGTATTTTCTTATATTTCTGTATTTCATTCAAATGCGATTTACAAACATTCAAATCATTACACCCATATAAAATGTTCTCAATTATTTTTTTATCAAATAATTTTGAATTTTGATTAATGTAAGTAATATTTTTTCGTATATATTCACTATCCAGAGTTTCAATATCTTTTCCATCTATTAAAATTTTACCATGGTTACATTTATGAAATTTCAGAATCATCTTTGTAAAGGTTGATTTACCTTTTCCTGAATATCCAACAATACCAATTACATTATTATGTGTTTTTAATTTTAAATTCAGGTTCTCAAATATATATTCGTTTGTTCCTTGGTATTTAAATGATACATTATTAAAATATATTTCTTTAAAATCCATTTTTACAATATCATAATTTTTATTATAATCTTCTGGATTATAATTACCAATCAATGTATCAAATTTTTTAATAACATATTCAATACGACCAATAAATTCCAAATAATCAGGCAAATTTTGGAAAGTTCCAACTAGTCTATCTCGGTATAACAATAATATAGTAAAAAATGTAATAAACATTGTCACTGTTATTTTTTTAGTAATACACAGTTTTATTAAATAAAATATTGATAATAATACTACTATGTATATAAGTATAGTAACGACAAACAAATGGTTATTCACGCTATTATAAAAATTATTTGTTTTTTCAACCCCTTCATTGATAATATTATTATAAGTTTCATTTTCATAAGCGGTTTTTCCTCGTAATATAATTTTATCCATATTATTCAATATGTCAATTAAATATTTTTCGTTACTATTTACTTTTTTCTCGTATATCATTCTTATTTTCATTAAATCATCCCACACATAAACAATATAATATATGATTAAAATATTCGCAATAAGAAAAGATATTCCAAAAATAGAATTTGTATATAAAAAATATAACGAAACCATTAAAATAAAACCTAAATTCGGTATCATTTCAGTTAGAATATTATAAAATAATAGATATGAACCATGTGAAATTCTATTAATAGGCGTTATAAATTCTGTAAAATTCACTCCACTAAAATTCTCATTATTTGTTTTAAAAATAATTTCTAACATTTCTTTTTTTATCCAGGACATTAGTTCAATTACTAACTTATTTTGAATAATTTTATAAATATAAAATATAATGATTAAAATAAACGACGCAATTACAAAATACATAAAGTAATTATTCACTATATCAAAATCCTTTTTTTGCATAAATGTTATTATATTTGCTGTAATATAAGAAATTCCATTTACTTGAAAAAGTGTCATCATTATTGTAAGTAAAAATAATAAGATAGAATAAAACTTTTCTTTTTCTAAGAATTTCCATAATAATTTATAAATAATATTCATTTATAAATTAGTTATATTTTATTATTTACAAAATTACAATTGTAATTCAATAGTAAAAAATACTAAATTTGTTTTAATAAAAATGATATAAATGTTTTTTATATTTATATATAACAATACTATAATGAATAGTGAAAATATTGAAAATTTAGAAAATATAAAAACATATATTGAAAATTTAAGTAAATTTCATCAGGTAGAAATATTAAAAATTCTTTCTAAAAATTTATGTAAAATCAATGAAAATAAATCAGGGGTTTATGTTAATTTATCATTCTTGTCTAATGAAACTTTAAAAGAGATAAAAGAGTATATACATTATATAAAAGAACAAGAAGAAAGTTTCAATACAATGGAATATCAAAAAGAAGAATTTAAAAATGCCTTCTTTATTGATAAAGATAAAGATAATAAAGAGGAAACGCCAAGTATATATAATACAATTAGTAAATGATGTCTATGATTATTAATAATTTACTTTATCGCTTTAATATATTATCAAAACCAAGCGATATTGTTTTATTAAATAAATATATGTTAACAACTGAAAATAAGGATACTATTATAAATAATTCTAACGCTATTGAAAATGTATTATCATCAGATGAACCTAAAATAGAAGAAACTGAAGAAGAAAAACAAGAAACTAATATAAGAAAAGAAGAATTATACCAACCAAAACAACAAGATACATTATTTTGGTCTTTATATATAATAAATTATGGGTATAATGACTATTTACAAATTGACCATAATTATGGTGTGAAAGAATTAGAAGAAAAACAGAAAATTTCCAAATTTATGAAGGAAAATGTTGTTAGAATTAAAAATACAAATTATAAATTAACAAATGTAGCTATTCAAGAAGTATTATCAGAGTTATTAACATCACAAAAAGAAACCAGTTTATTGTGTTTAATTGTTATGATTGTTTATTACAATATCAATATTTTAATTATAAATGAAAATACAAAATGTATGTTGGAATTTTGGTGTAATAAGGATAGAATACCAAGTATAAATAATTCAAATGAAGAAGGTGATGCTTTAACATATGTTTTATATAAAACAGATAATGGAAAATACAAATTACAATATGAAAATATTGGCTCATTCCAAATTAATGATTTAAAAGAAAAATATGTAGTATTGGAAAGTTATAATAAATATATAAAAGCTATTTCTAATTATAAAGTTGAAGAATTAGAAGATATGGCTAAGAAATTTGGCGTTTTTGATGAAACCAAGAAATATAAAAAGGCCGAATTATATGAATTGGTTGGAAATAATTGTAAATTTTGAGGGTTGAGAATTGATATGTAAATTTCATTATGATAAAATTGAAATTTAAATTATAAATAAAGGTAATTATATAAGATTTTAAATATATAATATTATATAATGGATGTTAAGATGAATAAAGATAAAGAAGAAATAAAAAAAACTCAGGATGAAAAACAACAAGAAAAACAAAAAGAAACCATAAATGAAGTAAAAAATAATTCAAAAAAAGCAAAAGAAGATTTTGAAAATATGGTAGAAAATTATTTAGCAAGTAATCCTGTATTAAAAAAAGATAATAAAACGAATGAGTTTGAAATTCGTTTTGGTTCAAATTCAAAATTATCCAAACCTATATCCAAAATTGATTATGATAATGTAGTAAAACAGCTACTTTCTTGTGGATTTAAACCAGAAAATGAAGATGGATTACATATATTGCGTATTAACAATGAATATGTAGACCCACGTAGTGGTAATACAAAAATATCTCATACTCGTGCTGAAATCTTAGGAACCGATTTAATACAAGAATATTGTCGTTCAAATAGTTTTCAAAAATTAATGAATTTGCCATCTAATTTGTTAAACAAATTGAAATTTACACAAAAAAGTCTTCCAACTACTTCAAATGGAACAATCATAAAACCAGTTGATATGACCGATTTTAATTTTCGTGTGTCCTATCAATTAGAACAAGAATATAATCCGAATTCAAATATTCCACAAAAAATAATAAGTAAATGGAACGATAGTAAAAAAATTTTTCGTTGTATGAACCGTGTTCGTTTTTATCATCCAGAATATCCAGTATTTGCTGATTTAAGTATTGTAAAATCATCTAAAAAATCAAATCATATTCCAATTCCCCAATATACCATTCAGGAAGCTGGTGTATTTAACAATATTGAAAGTTACGAGATAGAATTAGAAATTGATAATTCGCGGGTTGGTACTGGTACCGAATATAATAATAAAGAAAATTTAATGGATTCTTTAAGAAAGGTTATTCGCATAGTATTGAGTGGTTTACAAGGTACAAAATACCCGATTTCATATTCTGAACGAGATTCTGTTTTACAAGAATATATGAAATTGATACATGGTGAAAGATATACACCACGAAAAGTAACTTCCAAAGACTTCATTGGCCCATCATCTTATACATTACAAACTGAAAACATTTTACCTTTTAATGAATCGTCTACTGTAGGAAATATACGAAATAATTATACGGTTACTGATAAAGCGGATGGTGAACGAAAATTATTATTTATTGCTAAGGATGGAAAAATATATTTAATAGATACAAACATGAATGTTTTATTTACTGGTGTTTCTACAGCAGAAAAGACAATAATGAATAGTTTATTAGATGGAGAACATATTAAATATGGAAAAACCAGAAATTTTATTAATTTATATGCGGCATTTGATGTATATTATATTAACAAAAAATCTGTTCGCGAATTTGCATTTATATCACAATCATTAGTAGAAGAAGAAGGCGAAATAAATGAAAACAAATATAGATTACCTTTATTAAATACATTAGTTGACCTAATTAAACCAAAATCTGTTTTGGAAAAATCCACTGAAACAAAACAATCCACCGATTTTACAATTAAATGTAAAACATTTTATATGAAAAATGATACTGATGATATATTTAAAGGATGTTCTGATATTTTATCTAATATAAAGGATGGATTATTTGAATACAATACTGATGGATTAATTTTTACACCATCAGACACAGGAGTGGGAAGTAATGTTGCTGGAAAATCTGGTCCATTATATAAATCTACATGGGATTTATCATTTAAATGGAAACCAGCAGAATTTAATACCATTGATTTCTTAGTAACTATAAAAAAAGACAAAACTGGAAAAGATGAAATACACCATATATTTCAAGATGGAAAAAATTTACAAGGAATACAAGAAGTATCACAATACAAAACATTGATTTTGAGATGTGGTTTTGATGAAAAGAAGCATGGCTATTTAAATCCTTGTCAAGATATTATAGATGATAAATTACCTTCACCTGATGATATTGATAATGAAGATAGTTACAAACCAGTTCCTTTCCTACCTACAAATCCTTATGATAATAATGCTTGTTATTGTAATATTTTATTAAAACAAGATGGTTCTAATTTATATATGATGACCGAAGAAAATGAATATTTTGAAGAAGATATGATTGTAGAATTTAAATATGAAATGAATAATAAAGATGGTTGGAAATGGGTTCCATTACGCGTTCGTTATGATAAGACTGCTGAATTAAAAAGTGGTATGAAAAATTATGGTAATGCTTATCATGTAGCTAATAATAACTGGCATTCTATACACCATCCAATTACTGAAGAAATGATTTCAAAAGGAACAAATATTCCTGAAAATATTATAAGTGAAGATGTTTATTATAATCGTTCTAATGAAGAAACCAGCACTCAAGGATTACGCGATTTTCATAATTTGTATGTTAAAAAGAAATTGATATTAGGAGTTTCAAATCGTGGTTATACATTAATTGATTATGCTGTTGGAAAAGCAGGTGATTTATCAAAATGGATAAGAGCCAAATTATCTTTCGTATTTGGTATTGATATTTCAAAGGATAATATCCATAATAATATGGATGGAGCTTGCGCACGTTATTTATCATCAAGAAAAAAATATAAAAATATGCCTGACGCATTATTTGTAACTGGAAATAGCGGCAATAATATTCGTAATGGTAGTGCGTTCGCCACTGAAAAAGATAAACAAATTACCAAAGCAGTGTTTGGTTCTGGACCAAAAGATGTTACATTATTAGGAAAAGGAGTATATAAACAATATGGTATTTCTCAAGAAGGGTTTAATATTAGTTCTTGTCAATTTGCTTTACATTATTTCTTTGAAAATAAAACAACTTTTCACGAATTTTTAAGAAATTTGGCGGAATGTACAAAAGTTCAAGGATATTTTATTGGAACTTGTTATGATGGTAAAAAAGTATTTGAATTATTAAAGAAAAAAAAGAATGGTGAAAGTTTCTCTATAATGAATGGTTCTAGAAAAATATACGAGGTTACTAAGATTTACGATGAAACTGGTTTTCCTGATGATGAAATATCGCTTGGTTATCCAATTAATGTTTATCAAGAAAGTATAAACAAGGTTTTTCGTGAATATTTGGTAAATTTTGATTATTTTATTCGCGTTATGGAAAATTATGGATTTACTCTAATTAGCAAAACAGAAGCGCAACAAATGAATTTTCCTGATGGTACAGGGTTATTTTCCGATTTATTTGCGTTTATGGAAAATGAAATAAGAATGAACCCTTCACATAAATCCGACTATGGCAAAGCAATATATATGAACCAAGAAGAGAAAACGATATCCTTTTTAAATCGTTATTTCATTTTTAGAAAAGTGAGTAATGTAAATACAGATAAAATATCTAAAATTTTGAAACATCAAAGTGATATCAATGAAAAGATAGAAAATGAAATTATGGAGAAAATAGAAAAAGATGTTGAGAACCAAGAAAAAGCCACTGAAAAAATTAAAATTCGCAGAAAAAAAACGGATAAAAAAGTAGTGCTGAATGTAAAAAAATAATGAATGTATCTTTATCTTTATACAAATTTAACAATAATAAAAATATATTATTTACATTTTTTAATTTATAAATTGTAAATAATATATATATATGAAAATACAAAAAGGAGGATTAAAATTAAAAGATACTAGCAAAAAAGGATTTGAAGCTGTTTTTGATATGATAAATAGTAATAGTGGAAGATTAAATTTATTTACTTATAATTCATTAAAAGGTTTTATGATTATGTTAGATGTAAATGAAGATGATTCAGAGTATTTAACATTAGAAGGAAATAAATTTACAAAACCAGTAACTAGTTTTATATTAAAATTTGCTATTATAACCCCTGATAATAATAAACCATTGCCAATATACAAACAAAATAAAAAATCATCTGAATCAGAAGAAAGTTATTTTGAAGAAGCTAAGTTACAACACAGAGTTTGGAAAACTTCTATTCAGGGCGGAAGACCAGAATTATGTCCTCCTGTTGCTAATTTTTCTTTGTTTGATAATGATAATTCAAAAAAAATATTACAATTTTTAAAAGGTAAATCAATAGGCGATACAAAAGATATATTTATTTATTTATCTCGTTATATTGATACCAATTTAGATAGTAAAATTGGTATTATTGTAATGCCAAGAGTTGAAAAGTCTACAACATTTAGGGATTTTATATATAAAACAGATATTGGAACGAATTTTTATGGTTTAGTAATAGAACAAAAACATAAAGATATAGCAAATGCTTATGTTGCTTCTCAAATATCTAGATTATTCATAGATATTGGTGTAATTCATTTTGATTTACATATGAAGAATGCTTTAATATATTTAACACCAAATAATGAGATTAGATGTTTATTAATTGATTTTGGAAGAGCATCCGATATAATGAATAGTGATAATGATGAACATTTAGATGTAATAAAAAAAGATGAAATGATAATTATGAAAAATAAATTTTTTCATTCTTTATTTGATGTTTATGATGATGATGATATTGATGATGATAATAAAAAAAGAGCTTTCATTTTAGAAGTATTAGATAATATTGCTAAGATAGATAAAGAAACAAATCAAGAAATGTACGTTTATAGTGATCCAAATAGTTATCAAATGGAATGGTATGAAGATTTTCCTAGAAATTCGCATATTCCAGTAGATGCTTTTGACATACTTAAAAAAACTACAAATGTAGAAGGAACAAAAATAACACCAGATACAATTAAGAAATATGAAAAAAAAGGTTCTTTAGTTAAATTTTCTAATGAACCTTCAGATTTTTTTGTTGAATTTCCAGACGTACAACTATGTACTGATAATAGAGAAGGTTGTTTAGTAATGGGTGGAAGAAAATCAAAAACATATAAAAAATATAAAAAATATAAAAAACATATAAAAACTAGAAGATTGAAGAAAACGAAAAATATTCAAGGTTATAAATAATATAAATATATTTTATTTATTATATTATCTAATGGAATTAGCAATACAACCAGATATATATTCACCAAGTATAGATGATAAAGGTAATTACATAGATAATATCCCTTAAGTAAATATTATAAAAAAAGGGTTATTATGTTCGTGTGGTTCACGAAAAGATAAAATATATAATACTACAAGTATGTTTTCAAATCATACAAAAACAAAATGTCATCAAAAATGGTTATCAGAATTAAATTTGAATAGGGCTAATTATTATATTGAAAATGAAAAAAATAAAGAAACAATACAATCTCAAAGACTTATTATAGCAAAATTAGAAAAAGACATTCAAACGAAGATTATGACTATAGATTATTTAACGCAACAATTGAAACCAAATAATAAAATGGTTGATAATTTATTAGAATTTGATTAAAAAGAATAATGATATAAATACATTTCAATAAACTATGTATCGTTTATACCAATACATAATTTAAAAATGACATATTATTTATTACCAAAAACATCTTTTTTAATACATAAAAATATAGAATGTATTAGTAAGGATGAATTGAATGAAGTAAAATATTGTAATTCGCTATCATATTATTTATATAATATAAAAAAACAAATTGATAAACATGAGCGCGAATGGGATATTTATAAAAAATATACCAATCCATATGAATATATTAATAGTATTGTACCTTTCAAAAAAAAAAGTATCGCAAAACATAAACCCCTTTCAAGATCTTATTTTAAAATGATTGAAATAATGAATACTTTTAATATTGATTTTTCAACGAAACCTATACAAAGTTTCCATTTGGCGGAAGGACCTGGTGGTTTTATTGAAGCTTTATTACATAGGCGTAATAATAAAAATGATAAATATATTGGAATGACATTGATAGATAATGATAACGACCCAAATATTCCAGCATGGAAAAAAAGTAATGATTTTTTAAATAAAAACCCTAATGTAGTTATTGAAACAGGTATTGATAATACCGGTAATATTCTTTCATTGGATAATTTTGTCTATTGTAAAAATAAATATAGCTCGTCTATGGATATAATTACAGGAGATGGCGGATTTGATTTTTCACTGGATTTCAATAACCAAGAAATTTCTATAGCAAGATTATTATTTGCCCAAATATGTTTTGCCGTTACTATGCAGAAGAAAAATGGTTTATTTATTCTTAAAATATTTGATTGTTTTATGGAACATAGTGTAGATTTATTATATATATTATCCTCATTTTATGATAAGGTATATATTATAAAACCTCAAACAAGCCGTTATGCTAATTCTGAAAAATATATTGTTTGTAGAGATTTTTTATTTGAAACAAATGAACATTTTTTTCCATTTTTGTATAATGCTTTTGATAAAATGTGTAGTAGCGAAAAGCCAATATATAGATTTTTAAATATTCCTATTTATTATTATTTTATTAACAAATTAGAAGAATATAATGCTATTTTAGGTCAACAACAAATAGAAAATATACATTATACTATATCTTTAATAGAACATAAATATAAACAAGACAAAATAGATAATTTAATTAAAATTAATATACAAAAATGTATTCAATGGTGTACAAAAAATGATATTGAATATAATAATATTATTAGTAATATTAATATTTTCACAAATGAATATATTGAAGAAAATAATACTATTGAGAACGTTACTGAGAACAATAGTGTAAATAAAGAGTGTTTATTGATTGATGACGAAACTGTTTGTTAATTTTTTGCGGCATGAATATTACCGATATTCACATTTTTTCATTTCTCCTGTATATTTTGAAATAACAGGGGTTTTCTTATTTGGATAACCGATTTTATCTTTCCAGGTATAACCATTTTCAGGAACACCGTATGCTAATGCATTTGCTACTGATAATCCATATGCCTTTCTATATTTTTCACTATTATTTGTAATTGCGTTATATTTTTCTCTAACAGTATGAGAACTAGCACTAACCGCGCCTTGCTGAGCAAATTGTGGATTATTAGGTTTATAATATATGGTAACATATGGTGTTTGTAATCCTGGAGCAAATCCTGATGTAAATAATAAATCATCAGTGTATCCTTGTGCTATTAAATTATTCGCATCAAAATTATTTTGTATTATTATATTAGATGGATAATTGCCATTACTAAAACCTATCGCATCTTTAAAATTATTATTCAATATTTTAAAACCTGGCCATACTGTTATATTCACTCTTGTGGCAGCATTGCCCGCCGAATCTGGATACAAATATAATTGATTCCACCAATTATTACCATTTGGTAAAGAATAATTAGTTGAATTAAAAACAGCATAAGTAGTTTTTAAAGATTGTAATTCTATTTTATTAGTATAATTGTTATAAGATATATTTAATAAGTAAACATATGAATTATTCAAATTTTTAATAAAGTAATGTTTATTACTGGTCATAGTTGTTTTAAAAATATTACTTATATCGTCTATATTATAATCCCCTGATGGTATATTTACAGTATAGTAATTTCTATCTACCCACTGATATTGAAATGATGTGTCTGCTGAAATAAAATATTTTTTACAATGATTTATACCATTTGATGAATATACATTTTGAACTGATAATGCGTCTCCTGGTTTTACATTAGAGTTTCCTTGACGAATATAGTAATATTGATTTTGTTGAAATGTTTTATTACGACTTACTAAATATTGATTTGTAGAAGTATGATAAGAAGTATCGTTATTTTTTGTTAAATCAAATTGTTTTTTGATAATTCCACTGCTTCTTACTCTGCGACGTGCGTTGGTAACCTGTGACATACAATTTTTTACATCAGTTTGACAACTACCAGGTTTTTCATATTTATTTGATGTTAAATTTATATCTAAAGTGTTTACTAATCCTTTTGTTTTTCCAGAATCAGAATTTACTATTATTGAACCACCAGGCATATTTATTAAATCAATACTGGTTGAAATTCTACCATTACAAGTATATGGATTTGTTGAAGTTGAAGTAGTTGTTGATGATGCTATTTCTCTTCTATATATTTTTAATGGTTGAGGCATAAAAAAACTACGTTTTGAACTATTATTTGACCCAATATTTTTTTTTATTATGCTTGTGATTTGATTAAATGTTCTCCCTTTCCAAGAAAAATATCTTATTTCATTCATATTTAATCTTGTTGACATTTATTATATACTATATTATATATATTATATAATGAAATTTATAGCTAATTTTTTAAAAAATAAAATTATTGTTTATTTAGTGGTTGTATTATTCGGGGTTATACTATATAATTTAATAAAATATAAAGAAGGAATAACTGGAAACGCTACTGTACAAAATAATACACCTATTTGTAATTTAATGACGAAAAATGACTGTTTATCTAATGCTGGATATTGTGATTGGAACTCTAAATTATATCAATGTTCTAACAAACATAACTGTTATGATATTAATAATAAACCGAGTTGTAATAACCAAAATAACTGTATGTGGGATAATTCTATGAACAAATGTAATAGCAAATAATAACAAAGTGGAATAATAACGTGATGAATAATATTATACTATAAAGTATTATATTGTAAAGTAAATAAAAATAATAATTTATTATTAATAACTTATTATTATGAATGTTATTTTAGATATTTACGGATTTCAATTAAATAACATTATTTTTTTAGAAAGCAAAAGAAATATGATTATGGATGGTACATTCGCAAAAATTATTTATTCAAATCAATATTTTTCATTAAATAGTATTTATTTTGATTTTCCAATAGAGTTATTATCCATTGAAAAACAAATGAATAAGTATATTATGAAATATAATCCAAATAATAATATAAATAATATTTTAATACAAGAATTGTCTAAAATAGAATATAGAATTATTGAGTATTACAAACAAATAAATCAAATTACTAAAAGAACAAATTGTATATTAAATAGACAATTGCTAACAGGTAATTTGAAAATATATAAAGATTATAATTTATCAAAAATAAATAAAAATCATCCTCAATATATTATAAAAATATCTGGAATATGGGAAAACAATAATGAAATAGGAATAACATATAAAATAATAGAAGGGTATGAAGGATGATTACATTATCATACCAAATCTTGGATTGCGTCTTTTTGTATTCATATTTAATAAGCCACCAAATGGACGACTGCCATTTCTTAAATCATGTATTTTGTTTTCTTTTGGATTTGATACAATGCCTGTATAAAAATTTGTAACATTTACAAATCCGGTTTCTTCATTAATATTATATTCCAATGATTGAATTGAATGCCATCCTTCAGATGTTTCACTTAAATATCTATCAAATTCACCTCTATTTACTAAACGCGATAATCCGTCTTTCATTTGAAAAATATTTTTATCCATTACATTATAAAATTGTGTTCTATCAATTGTTAAATTATTGCTTAAAGCTCTCTTATTAATTAAATTATCTTCGTAACCCCAAGCCCAGAAATTTGGGAAACCTCCTACTTTTTCAAAATCTCCTGCTTTTATAGAAACTATGCCTCCTAAAGCATATGTGAAACCATAAAAGTGTTTTACTACTCCGTTTGTTGTCTCATAATTTAAAAAGTTTTTTGTGTAAGGCATTGTATCAACATCATTAAAAACAAGTGTAATATTTTTATAACCATCAGGGTATTTTTGTTTTACTACTAAAAATCCAATATTTTTCATTGCCCCACGGTTAAACTCTCTTTTGTCTGTTTGATGAATATAATATATTTTATATTCTTCTGGTTTCATATCTTCTAAAACTACTTTCATTTGTTGTGAAAAAAACTTTTGTTGTTGTTCTCTATCTCTATATGGCACAATAAATATTAATTTTGGTATATTATTGTTTGATTCTTCTTCAACAACAGGTGATGGTTCTTCTTCAACAACAGGTGATGGTTCTTCTTCAACAACTGGTGCTGGTTCTTCTTCAAGAACAGGTGCTGGTTCTTCTTCAAGAACAGGTGCTGGTTCTTCTTCAAGAACAGGTGCTGGTTCTTCTTCAAGAACAGGTGCTGGTTCTTCTTCAAGAACAGGTGCTGGTTCTTCTTCAACAACAGGTGCTGGTTCTTCTTCAACAACAGGTGCTGGTTCTTCTTCAACAACAGGTGCTGGTTCTTCTTCAACAACAGGTGCTGGTTCTTCTTCAACAACAGGTGCTGGTTCTTCTTCAACAACTGGTTCTTCAACAACTGGTTCTTCAACAACTGGTTCTTCAACAACTGGTTCTTCCATAACAATAGTTATATTTTCATTCTGGACAGCTTCCATATAAATTATATAGTATATAATTACAATATAATTCAATATAAAAAAAAATAATTTTCCTAAAATTATTATTATACATATTTATCCAAAATACACTTTGGAATTAAAACATCTTTCAAAGTATCCAATTTTTTAAAACATTTATTTATTGTAACTTCACTTACTCCACAAACATTTTTAATGCTTAATTTGCTGATATTTAAGTTACAATTGTATGATATAAAATACATTATACCAGCAGCAACAGCATGAGGAATATTATCTGAAATAATATTATTTTGTTCAACTTTATTCGTTACAAATTTTGCTAACATTGTAAGTTCTTGATTAAAATTTAATTTACTACAATATCGTTCAATAAATGAACTTGGCATAGTAACACATAAATCAGTTTGTTGTGATGGGTCTATATTTCGTTCTATATTATGTAAAATATTAACAGCCATAGAACAACCATTTGTAGCACTCGTCTTATCCAATTTAAATATTTCAGCGATTTCATGAGGCGTTCTTGGACAACCATTCAATCTACAAGAAATATAAATAGAAGCCGATTTAATACCATCTCTATTCATTCCCCTAAACATCTTTTGTTCAGAAATATCTTTATGAATAGCAATAGCATCATCTATGAATATTTTTGGTATTCCAGAATTTTGTGCCATAATTGTAATAAATTGGAACTCATCATATAATGATTTTTCTTTATGAGGCATAGATTGCCATTCCGCCCATTTGCGAATTTTTTTCATTTCATATGATGATTTAGATGAACATAATACTTTACAACCAAAAGACGATTCTACTAACAAAGGGTTTATAGGGTTACCACAACGGGTAGGGTCATTCGCATTTTTGTCTTCATTTCCATAAAATCTCCATTCAGGTGAATAATCTAAAGTATCCTTACATATAACTCCGCAAGTTTTATTAGTGCATGTAGGGAAACCATCTTCCATTATGACTAATTGTGATTGACACAAAGAACATAAATCAATATCTTTATTTTTATTATATACACATTCTAATTCATCATTCATTTCTTCATTTAAATGCTTTTTATCACTATCAAAAATATCCCATAATTTATCTTTGTCTACATTTGTTAAATTTGTTTTCTTTTTTTGAGTTTTTTTAATATTATTATCTATTTTATCTATTATTGGTTTGTTTTCAAATGCTTTATTTTCTATTTTAGCAGTTGCATTGTTCATATATTTATTTACATTTATAACAGAGTTATTTTTTTTTATTTTAACGCGTATTTTAAATGTTTCACCATTTGTAATCATATTTATCTGATTGAATTATTATAAAAAATATAATAATTCAATTTTTCGTAATAGTAAATATATTATTTTATCATGCATACGTCAATAGATTGTATAGACATACAGTTAGTTTGATATTTAATTAAATCTATTCGTTTGAAATTTTTTAATATTCCGTTATACTTGGTGTCATTATTTATTCCTGTAAATACTTTTTGAATATTTTCAGCAAAATCACCATTATTGTAATTGTTTTGTTTCAAAATAAAATCTTCACAATACATAAGTTTGTTTTTCAATTTAAATAATTCATCTTTATTATTAGAGGATAATGATAATTCTAATAACTTAACTTTATTATTTAATATTATATTTTTACTATAAATGCCAATATTCATTGAAGGTTTTACATTATCTATTCTCATAGTTTCATATTTTGTAGTTCTTAAATATTGAATGTCATTATTAATAATGTTATAAAAATTGTTTCCAAATATAACAGTATCATGTGTAAAAAAAGCAAAATCAAAATTATATTTGTCTGAATTATTTACTAAATATATTAGAGGTGTAAATTCAAAACATCTATATTTTACATTTATAATTTCTATACCATTTTCGTAATAAATTTTTTCATCAGGGCAACCACCTACTATAAAATGTACATATTCTGCTGGTATTTTAACATCTTGTATATTTTTTATTAATCTTGGAACTTGAACTTGCAATCCTTCATAACAAGACGCAATAAATATATGAAATTTATCCATAATAATATATTATTATATATTTTTATTATTATATTATTTCAACCAAATATGATTATTAAGACCAATAAAATCTTTATGTATTTCAATATGTTTGAAACCTTTAGATAATAAAAAATTTTCAACAACATTATAATCTATAAATGAATTATTAATTGGATGACTTATATTACAATCTTCTTCGTATATTACACATTTCAAATTGTTAAAAAAATCATCATTTTCAGTTATGAATTGTAATAAAAATCCTTCACAATCTGCTAATAAACAATCAAATTGTATATTATATTTTTCCTGTATTTCATTTAAAGTCATTGTTGTTATTTTTTCACTTTTTAAACCTGTTGGTGGTTCAATATAAGTTTTTGTTTCCCAACCACAACCATTATAACAACAATATAATTCATTATTAGAAATAGCACCATTAAAAATATTGAATGTGCAATTATTGCTGTCTCTATTTTTTTTAAGAGAAGCTATAACAGTATTATCTGGTTCTACACATAATAATTGGTTTTCAGGATAAGATAATAAATAATCTAAACATACACTAACAGTTCCATATCTTGCGCCTAATTCTAATACTTTCATATCTGAAGTTACATATTTGTTTATTAAATATCTACTTCCATCCTCTACTTTCAATGAAAAATCAGAAAGCAATTTATCGTTTTCGTCATAAAATGTACAATTTTTGTAAAAATTATCCATATAATATATTATATATTTATTTTTATATATTAATTTTCAAATAATAATTATAATAGTTCACTTTGCGTGTTGAAACTTTTAACTGTATAATTTGTTTCATAAAAAGATACATTTTTTGTATATTTTATTATTTCTAAAAAATTAATTTCATCTTTATTACTATTATTTATTAATAATGATAAATTAATTTTAACAACATCTTTATCGCATAAAAATATGCATTGGTCATGATATCCGTATGAAATACTCAAATTTTTTTTATATCCAATATCATTTACATTATTTTTATCGTCTAATACTAAATAAGCATATGGGTCTTTTTCATAATTTGTTGGTATTAAAAAATCATTATTATATTGAAGATTATACATTTCTTCAAATATTTTATTATTTGATATTATTATATCACCCCACATTATAAAAATTTTGTTTGTTAAATACAAATTATTTATTAATTGATAAATTGTTTCTCCATTACCTTTTGGATAATTTTGCGAATTATCAATAGAATTAAAATATAAAAATTTTATATTACTATTATTAGACAATGATTTTTCAAAATCAGAAAAATGGGTTTTATAATAATTATTTCCGCAAATAAATATATTATTAGCATAAGGTAATATATGTTTAATAATTTTCATTAGAATTACCTCGTTATCTACTTCTATTAAACATTTTGGATAATTTATTTCCATTCTTTTATTTATGCCACCAACGATAACACAAAAATCATATTTTTCATTAATTATGATAGATTTTAAAAATAAATTTGTATCATTAATATTTTTTATATATAATACTTTATTCTTATCATAACGATTATCATAATATATATCATTTGTATCAGTTATGTATGTATAATTTTCATTCAACAAATTATTTCTAATAAATAGATTTCTTTTACTTAACCCCTTTATAATGAATTCAATCGTAGTTTTTCCTGTTTTTATAACTTGATAATTTGTATTTTCTAGTAATTTATTTATTTTAATTATTATTTTATCACGATTTTCAATAGGTTTTATTGAAATAGAAATATTTCTTCTATTCTCTACTATATATTCTTTGTCTAATTCTATATATTGAATAATTTTTTTTATATTTTCTATATCTTCATTTTTTAAAACATATGTTTGGTCTACAATTTCTATTATATTGTCTTCATTGCGAATATTACTCATATTTGAATATATTGTTATATTGTTTATATTTAATAAATTAGAATAACAATTATTTGTAACAATTATTTTATTTTTTATATTATTTAATAACCATATATTTTCTTCTGAAATTTTTATATTACTACTATCAAATAAAGTATAATCATAGTCAAAAATATAATTATTATTATAATAGTTGGTAAAATAATGTTTAAATATATATTTGCATATTAAATAACCATCATGTTTATTGTTTTTTATTAATTTTTGAATATTTATATAATTATAGTAACTATTAGTTGGAAATAAATTTTTATTCATATTATCTGATACAATAATATTTACATCTTTTAATGAAAAACACTCATTTATTTTATCTAATAGTTCATCCCCTGTATAATTAATAATATCTTTATCATAATCACAGTTTAAAATTAAATACTTTGATGCTTTGCTAATTTCAATAATTTCTTTAAATAGTAATGTTTTATATGTCGGTATCAAACTACTAAATTGTGTTCCACATGAAAATATTATTATATCTGAATTTAATAATAATTCTTGTGTATTTTTATTTAATGACGGTATCTCTTTATCAAAAAATACATCTATTATTTTATCAGTATTATCGTTAAAATCTACAATTGATGCTTCATCTAATAATATATTATTATTTTTAGTAATTCCATGTAATATTAAATTTTCATTTGAATTTAAAAATATATTATTTTTTAATCCTAATTCATTCTTAATAATATTACAAACAATCTCCACATTACAATTATTCTGTTCAAGTAATGAACAATATATTATATTCATAAAACTAAAATCTTCATAAGTAATGTATCTTGATTGTTCAGTATGAAAAAAATATTTTACATTGTCTATTAAAAAAGTCTTTAATTTTTCATTAATATGTACACTATTAATTGAATCTAATATATATTTATAAGGTTCGCTTGTAGTAAACCTGCTATTTAATAAATTATAAATATTAGTATTGCCATTAATTAATTTGTATTCTAATAACTGGTTTTTTCTAAAATCTGATATTCCTAATGTTCCTTTGAATAAATTACGTAAAATTCCAGTTGATTTACCGTCATCATAACCGTTAATTATTAAATTCAAAGATAAACTACTATTAAAAGAATATAACCCTTTTTGAATTTGTTCACTACCTGACCCGCCAGTTATTAATGTAATAATCATATAACTATTATATTATTATATTATTTTATTATACTATTTTATTTATTATAATATATTTTCTATGGTTGAAAAGAAACTTTTTTTTCTATTTTTTCAAACATATCAGAACCATATACTAAATTTCCACTAGGTTTATATTGTCCAATAGGAGTATAATTTTTTTGGTCTTTTTGATTACCATTTTGTTTATCATTCAATATTTTACTATTCATTTCATCATCTTGTTTAGATATGACTTCGCCTTTTTCGTTTATAACCATTCCAGTTTTTTTTTTAAATTCATTTCTAACATAAGATGGTACCCAATTCATCCAAGATATAAATATAGCATTAGGATGTACATATTTCACTAGAAATCCATTATCTTCTAATTTATTTACTAAATATGCTATACAATCACCTTGGTCGTATAATGGTTCTCCAAATATATATTCAGGTACGATAAACCATATATGTTTATCATTTACTTTGTTACGACCTGTGAATGTTATTCGCTTATGTATTCTGTTTAGTAATTTATTAAATATAGTTAATTGTTTTAATTCTCTCTGTTGTTTTTTTTCGTACAATTCATCTATATTAACTTTTCCTCGGCTTTCTTCATCATTGACATATAAAAAAGATGACATTATATTTATTGATAGAAAAAATATAAAAAAAATATACTAATTTTATTTATGGAAAATGAACAAGACAATGATAATGAAATCAAACAAAACGAAACAAAAATTAGACACTTAGTTATATCAGGCGGCGGAATAGTAGGATTTTCATTTTATGGTTTATTGAGAGAAACACATAAAGAAGGATTTTGGAATATTAATGATATACAAAGTATATATGGAACATCAGTTGGTTCTATTCTTGGTGTGTTTATAGCGTTAAAATATGATTGGGAAACGATGGATGATTATTTAATAAAGCGTCCTTGGCATAATGTTTATAAATTTTCTATGGATTCACTGTTATTAGCATTTCAGACAAAAGGATTATTAGATAAAAAAATAATAGAAGATACATTTTCACCATTATTTAAAGGAAAAGACATTGATATTAATGTGACTTTAAAAGAATTTTATGAAATCACAAATATAGAATTACATATTTTTTCAACCGATATTAATACATTTAATTTGATAGATTTTTCTTATAAATCACATCCCGAATGGTCAGTAATTGACGCAGTATATTGTTCATGTAGTCTTCCAATATTATTTCAACCGATTATAAAAGATAATATATGTTATTGTGACGGCGGGTTTATATCAAATTATCCTGTTAAACAATGTATTGAAAATGGTGCTTCGCCCGATGAAATATTTGGTATGTGTAGAAATTCCATATTTGATGATAGTAGTAAAATTACTGAAAATTCTACATTGATTGACTATATTTTAAATTTATTATATAAAACCATTGATAAAGTATTAAATATTAAAAAAGAATATTCTATAAAAAAAGAAGTGTTTATAAAATGCCCACCATTATCTATTTATGATATTTATGAAACTGCTTCTTCTATGGAAAAACGATTGGAATTGATTTCCAAAGGATATTGTAATGAATAATTTATTTTATAATATAAACAATATGAAAAATATTACATATAATATATTATGTTATATCAAGATTTTTTTATTCATAGAACAAATACCTTTAAAAAATCACTTGAATTAATATTAGAAAACTATAAAAATAAACCAATAAATATAGTAGAATTAGGAACTACAAGAAGTTTTCTATCCGGCGTATTATGCTATGACTCTTCTTATTTTAATCTTTATGAACCACATAATTGGGATTGGGGTGCGGGTATATTCACCAAAGTATTCAGCGACAATTTGAGTAAAAATAGAATTGAATATAAATTATATTCTGTTGACCCAAGTGTTGATGCGATTAATGTTTCAAAACATATTTGCTCTGACAATAATAATATAATATACATAAATGATTATTCTACTAACTTTTTACAAAACATTGATTTCAAAATAGATTTTTTATATATGGATCATATGGAATCTTCAGAAGAGGCTTGTATACAACATCTAACTGATGCTAAAATAATTATTGAAAATGATTTATTATCTGAAAATGGAATAATTTTGATAGATGATGTAAATTATCCTGATTATATCAACTCAAAGGGTAAATATAGTATTCCTTATTTTTTAGAGAATAATTTTCAATTAGTTATTGGTGAATATCAAGTAATTCTTGTAAAATCATAAAATAATTTATTTTCTATCATAGGTAATTTATTATTGTTCCCTATAACCCCATTTTTACTCATAGCAACTATTAGTTCATAATTCATTTTTATATAAAAAAATGAATTATTCTTTATTACATTACACCATTGTATTAACAAATTGTTCCAATGTATATTCTGTTATTTTGGAATCAAATTCAATAACTTGATTGTCTTTCAACATTTTAATGGTTGGGTATGATTCAATATTATACTTATTAATTACTTTCGTTACCTCAGCGGTTTCATCAGTACAGTTATAATCTAAACATTTGACAACATATTCTCCTTTTTCTTTACCATTATATAATTTGGCAAATTTTTCCCATTCTGGTTTTGCGGTTTTACAATGAGGACACCAATCTACATTAAAAAAATAAATAATAACTTCATGATTTCTTTTATTCGCGTTTGCTACATCGGCAAATTTATTATCTTTTTTTTTCATATCTTTCATATAATATTTATTATAAACATAAGTTGCTGCTAATAAAAATATTACGATTAATAATGCTATTAAAATATATTTTGAATATGGTGAAATGATTTTTTTTATTACTTCTATAAACGATGCCATTATATATTTATAATTATATATTGTGTATTGGAAATTATACTAATTACTTCTAAATATTTATTTTACGCTAACTAAATTAAAATGAATTTCTTAATATCTTATATAATAATATGTCTAGTATAAAAAATATTCTTCATTATATAACCATTGCTACTAAGCCACACCCTATATTGGAATTAATCAAAACTCGCGTTGAAAAACAGGGCGAAAATATTACTATTCTTGGTTTAGAAGAGAACCGTAATATTGGTTGGAATGATCGTGCTAATTTTGGTGTTAAATTAAGAGAAGTATATAATTATATATGGAATGTTGATTTAGACCCAGATGATATTATTTTATTTACAGATGCGTATGATGTAATTTATTGTGGAAATCATCAAGACATTTTGGAACGATATTTAAAATTAGATAGTCCTATAGTATTTGGTTCTGAAACAATGTGTAATCCTGACCCAAATAGAGAACCTGAATATAAAAATAGACATTTACAATTTCCATATTTAAATAGTGGTTTATACATAGGGCGACTATGGGCATTACGTGAATGTATGATAGGTTATAGTTATAATGATGCTGATGATGACCAACGTTATTGGACTAACTTTTTATTTAAGAGACCTGACCTTATTAAATTAGATTATCATAATTCCTTGTTTTTAAATACTGCGGGAATTGATATTAAAGAAATACAATGGGATGGAAATACAGCTAAATACCAAGATAAAATGCCATTATTCGTTCATGTAAATGGCCCTGATAAAAGCGAATTGAAACATTTTTTGTAAATTTTATTTTGTAATTCTAATATAATAGTATTTATAGTAAAATATTTAGTTATGGTTTATAAAAATAGAAAAACGAAAAAAAAATATTCTTATAAAAAAACAAAACTACCAAAAAAAAATACTTCATTGAGAACATTAGACGATTTGAAAATATCTGTTTATTCAGAAAAGGATTACGAAAGTAATGATGGCATGTTAACAACGGTATGGGGACCAAGTATGTGGCATTATTTACATACTATGAGTTTTAATTATCCTGTGAAACCGAAATGTTATGAAAAAGAGCGATATAGAAATTTTGTCTTGAGTTTGAAATATGTATTGCCTTGTGGAAAATGTCGTAAAAACTTATGTAATAATTTTCAGAAGTTACCATTAAAAATGTCTCATATGAATTCTCGTGCCACATTTTCAAAATATATTTATGATTTACACGAATTAATTAATACTATGTTGAATAAAAAATCTGGTTTATCATACGAACAAGTGAAAGAGCGTTACGAACATTTCCGTTCTCGTTGTACTAAATCTATAAAAAATGTTACAAAAAAGAAAAAAACTATGAAAACACACAAAGAAAATGGATGTACGGAACCTCTTTATGGAGAAAAATCAAAAGGCGTTTTACGAATTGTTCCACAATCCGAGAAATGCGAAAGTTTAGAAGTAGATGAAAAATGTATTAAATTTCGTGGCAGTAATATTGTTTAGAAAATTTTGTCTAAGAGAACCAATACGTTTTTTGGAATATATATCTTTAGCAAATATATAATATAAAATATATATAAATGGATAATACAAAAGATTTGGATACAGAAAATTTTACAGAATTTAAAATTAATGAAAAAAAACAAAATGATAAAGAGGTTACTTCAACACCTTTCTGGTTTGATAATCCAAATATATTATTAGATAAAAATTACATATTTGAGTTTTTCCCAATTGAACCTATGTCTTATAACCAAAAACTTAATGCTATTACACGTATTATTATTGTGTTATCTATTATTGGCTTTGCTATTTCAAGAAGCATTCGTATATTAGTTATCAGCGCAATTACCATTTTCGCAATATTTTTATTTCATTATTATCACGAAAAAGAACGACAAAAGAATGAAACAAAGAAACCTAATTTAGATAAAATAGAGAACTTTGATAATCCTGCGATGGCTTATTTAAAAGAGAATGGTAATACTATTCCAACTGATGTATTTGATGTTCCTAATTCAAGCAATCCATTTAGTAATGTTCTTATTACTGATTACGACTATAATCCTAATAAAAAACCAGCACCACCTGCTTTTAATGATAATGTAAATAAAGATATTTTAAAACAAGCCAAACAACTAGTAAGTGAAGCCAACCCTGACCAACCAGACATTGCTGATAAATTATTCAAAGATTTAGGAGAACAATTTGTGTTTGAACAATCATTACGACCATTTAATAGTAATCCTAACACTACAATTCCAAACGACCAAGCTGCTTTTGCTGAGTTTTGTTATGGTAGTATGATTTCTTGTAAAGAAGGTAACAAATTCGCTTGTGCTCGTAATTTATCCAGATATCAAATGTAGTGTAGGGAAACCAATGTTTCCCCTACCAACCCCCCTTCCTTTTTATTAATATCTATTTAGAACATCCTCAGTTCCCTAGACCCTTTCCTTTTTAGTAATATCTCTTTAGGAAAACCTGGGTTTCCTGTAAAAAAAAGTCTTATTATAATATAATATATTATAACAAGATGTCAAGTTTTTCATATACTTTTAATAATATGGGTAGAATTGGTTTAGATGCTACTGATTTAACACAACGTAATATGCATAATACCCGTTTTTCTAACTATATGCTTTCAGAATTCTTTAGCGATA